GCGCGGCGAACGGCATGTCGAACGTGAAGCCGATATCAAGAATGACAGCTTTAACAGTGAAGAACGTGCCAGCCAGGAGGATCCTTCCACCAATCGAGATCGGTAGCCCCAGCACGAACGTCCCGCCCACGGTCGCGACCACGCCTGTTCCTACCGTCACCTCTTTCGAACCGAGGGCGACACTGAACGTCGTGCTCGCACCGGAGCCGACCTCCGGGATAAGGGCGCCCGGCAGGTAGGCCGCCTGACCAAGCCCATACAGAGAGCCCTGCACCAGAATGTGCACACCGTCGTCAGCTGCGATCAGAAGATTTTTTCTGTTTCTGAGATCGAGCCAAGCGTGCATGCGACGAACGACAGCGCCCATCTGCTTGTCAAAGAGCCGACGCCAGCCATCCATCTTTTCCAGGAGACCAGTACGCCAACGCACAAGATTGCCGTCATACCAGCCGCCCGCAGCCTGAACCTGAGTAGCTTGTGCAAGAAACCCTGGAGATGACTGCGGCTTGACCAGCGCCATCAGGGCGACCTCGGCTGCTGGGCGATCGGCGCGGGCTGGTACGATGTCCAACTCGGCCCTTCGCCGCGTTGCATTCCGGCTTCGAGTGCGATGCCGTCCTTGAGCTTGGTATACTGCCCCTCCCAGCTCACAGCACGTTGCGGGTCATCGGCCATCGCACCGTAATCGCGCTGATAGCCAGTGATGAACACCATGCAGCAGGCAATGAACAGCTCGGGATAACGCACGCTCAGATACGTCTCCGGGTTGGTCTGCGACAGCGGCTGCGGCTGCACGCCCCCGTTCACCTCGGCCATGTAAGCCCGGTCTGGGGTCGGCATGAAGCGCACCACATGACTGAACAGTTCCGGCTGGAACAGCGGCGGCAGCGGCTGCGTCGTCGGCGGCAGCGGGCTCGGTAAGTTGAACCCCAGCCGCCGTTGGCCGATGATGGCGTACTTCTTGGGCAGGCTGCGCTTGAAGCCTGGATTCGGCCAGAACATGTTCAGCGCCGACTCCGAGACCCGCTCCAGCTCGCGCCTTTTGGTGCTGGAGGTAATCGGCCCGGCCGGTGTGCACACGTTGATGTAGTGCACCGTCAGCACATCGGGCGGCAGCACAAAATCACGCTCGTTAGAAATCAGCGTGACTTCCTGCGTGATGTCGGTCGCCAGGAAGTTCAGCTCGCGGTAGATTCTTCCATCGGCATAGAGAAAAGCCGCCGGGAGAATCCTCTCGTATTTGCTGTCCTCGCTGTTACGGGGGATCGCAGCCAGAACCAACAACGTCCCGGTAATCTCGTCGTAGTTCATGTTCGCTCCTCGTCAATCCACATTCACTCCGCGAACATGCGACCACAGGGTCCTGGTGTTGCCCTGGTTGGTGATCACCACTGCGCGAACAACGTAAGTCACGTCTGGCCACAGCCCACCGATACGCTGAACCGTTGCCGTCTTCAGATTGCTGCCAAACGGGATGGTCACCATCGAGGTGCCCTCCAGATGAACCTGCGGCGTTGGGTCCGTACCCTGACCAACCGATATGAACCAGCGCGAGGACAGCAGCTGCTCCGCGTGCTCAAGATCGTTCACGAAGTCCAGCCCAAAGACCTCGCTCTCGCCGTTCTCCTGGGGACTGAAATCCCTGCCGCAGTAGATGGCCGCCTCCTGTCGCTAACCGCCTCTCGATCCTACCTGATTCGTCGCACCTCATTTTTCAGCATCTTGTCGGCCCCCGCCAACGCCCTGATGGTCATCGGGCTGAAGATCAAATCCGGGTCACTGAAGAAACCGGCTGGCAGCTCGACCCAGATTCCGGCAGTCGGAGGGAACCCAGGCGGTAGCTGATGGATCGGCGTGCCAGGGCTCCCGTCGAGGAGAAAGACCACATCGGGGTCATCGACAAACGCGCCCGTGAAGATGTTCAGCGTGATCGGAACATCACTGGTCAGATCGCGGCTGAACCAGGACAGTTTCCTGTAGCCGTTGTCATCGAACCAACCGGTGAGAACATATTCGGGCACATAGATGATGATCATCGCAGCACCTTTGGAGCCCCTTCAGGCATAGGCGGAGCCCCTTTAGGCAAAGGCGACGGCCCCCCCTCCCCTGCATTCGCCGCCTGGGCCTCGGCCTCTTCTGCCAACTTATCCAGATTCTCCTGATCGACCACCGTCTCGATCGGTTTAGCCGCATTATCCAGCGCAGCTTGTTCTTTCTTCTCCCTCTCGACCGCCGCTACCTCCCAGGCATCAATCACCCACTGATAGTCATCGATATTGTCGATCTCCTCGTTGGGTTGATGCTCTCCCAGATTGTAATACTCGACATGCCCGGCATCCTCGTCCCACTGCACGGTACGAACCCCCTCGGACATGCTCGTGAGATCGACCGTCTCCGATTGGCCGTCGATCACCACAATGTTGTCAGTCACGATGATAGTTAAGCGCATCGGGCGGACTCCCTGGTAGCCTCACCATGTCATTGACCCTGAGCATCTCGTTACGAAAGCTCTCGACTGCCGCACCAGTCTGCCGCTGCTGCTGAGAGTTCTCGATCATCAGCAGCGGCAACCATGTGATCGCGCAGTTCCAATGATCGACGATCTCCTCGCCCTGTGGATGCTTGCCGCGAATGTGCACCCACCACTCGCACTGGTGACACACCTGCTTCATCGGCTTCTTCCACAGCGGACACTTCATGTCGGATTTCGCGCGCGGCTTCTCAACATCCATGGCGGTCAATCCTTTGTCGCTATGATGGCATCGACATACAACACGCGAGTATCGATGCCGTGGCTGTGGGAAGCACCGCTGCCAGCGTTGCCGATAGTGATGCCGGTTGCAGCGCCGTAAACACCCTGGCCCGTGCCAGCACCGTAGATGCCAATGCCAGTGCCAGCTGCGGTTAGCCCCCAATAGTCGTATCCAATCGGCAGAGAAGGCTCTCCTCCGATGTTGTACTGCGGATTGTTAGTCCAGTAAGTCATGCCAGCAGCATTACTATGACTATGGCCCGGATCAGAGACACCGTGAGCATGGCCAGGATCGGAAAGACCGTGAGCGTGAGTTGGATCAGTCACAGGGTGAGCGTGCGGCGGCATTTCGTTGGCGGTCAGCGTGAACGCATCTGAAGTGGTCCGACCGAACACGGTCGAAAACGCCAAGTTGCCACCAGCGCCAGCGGTGCCACTGACAATGCGCAGCGACTTGTCATCGTGCGTCGTCTGCTTTGTCCATCCGGTCGGCGCAGCACTCTGCTGGAACAGCATCGCTGATCCCGAGGGGATGAGCGCAGGAGGTGCCGTGGTAACCTGCCTATCCCAACCATAACCATTCCAGATGTAGGACACGCCGGTAATCGGCGTGAATATCTGGCCAACAGTCGGAGCGTTGGGAAAGTCAAACGCCATGGCTACATCATCTTGTTGATCGTGCTCTCGACCACCGGCTGCAGTGCAGCGTCAGTGATATCACTACCATCTCGCTCATCAGAGCAGCTGTTGCCGCATAGTCGAGTGCCATTGTGTTCTCCTATCCCATGATCTCCTGCAGCGTGAGCGTGGCCCCGGCCCAAGGCAGGTAGAAGTAATTACCGGCGCTTTGTTGGAGATGGCCGAACAGGCGATAGCGCGTCTGGGCAGTCGTGTACGGGAAGTCCAGAAACTTTTGAGTGTACATGATGCCGCCCCAGATCGTGGTCTGCGACCAAGTGTAGTCCTGCTGGGTTGCACCAACCGGTAGACTGGTGTTGTCGTTGCGGAACATTTGAGCGAAGTTGTAGTCATACGTTGCTGCAGCGTTAAAGTGATGGTCGCTGTAGCACTCGACTTGAATCGGATTTATCAGCGAGTACGGCGTGATGACCTGCGTGATCTGTGTGGCTACCCAGACGCCGGTATTGCAGTTCGTGTAGCTGGCGCAGATCATGCTCTGAGTCTGAATGACAGCTCCAGGCAGTGGCGTAGCCGGTCCCACCATCGTGATGCGCGTCGGCGAGATCGTCCACGATCCATTGGACGGAATCGCTGTTTCGTAGTCGGCGAAAGCGATGATCCTATAAGGCCTGTTCAAAAATGAAACCGAAGCACAGTTTGTTAGTGAACTAGCAAACGTCGTGTCTTCAATAGACATAATACCGCGCGGATCAAAACCTTTGACAGCGCCAGCAGTGCTGCAGCGCCGCACCACCAGACGAGGCGTACCAGCGTCATTGGCGAGAGCAAACCAAAGACGAACTTGCACACCCGCCGCACCGAACATCTTTTGATCGGGAATCGTCAGCGACAGCCCGGCGACGATGGATAGGACGCTGGCATCTGGAAAGATCACCACCACCGGATCGGTCGTGGACGGATCATTCCCTGCCAGCGTCTTGACCACAAAAGTCGCGGCGTTGGCGGCATGGCTCTCAATCAGCTTACCGTTGACCAGATTGTACTGCGCTGCACCGATGTTCGCGAGCGCAAGACCCTTTTGCGACAGTGTCAGGCCTTGTGCTGCGTCGTAGCGAACCGCCTTGGCGTTGACTGCGGCCTGAGTGAAGGCTGTGGTCGCAATGCTGGTATCGTTGTCAGTCGTTACAGGTGTAGGCGCTTGCGGATCACCAGTGAAGATCGGCGAATTGAGCGGGGCTCCAACAGCACCGGCACCGACCGAAATCCACTGCGAGGAGTTCACGTCGACGTACCACATGAACAGCGTGCCGGTGTCGGTCTCCAGCCACAAAGTACCGGAGGCGGGCGACGCTGGCGGCGTGTCCTGCATGATCACCGTGGGATTGGCGAACGCCCAGGCGTAACCATTCCAGGTGTAAGTAACACCAGCCGCAGGCGTGAACGTCTGACCAACAGTCGGAGAAGCTGGAAAGTCAAAGGCCATCAGCCCACCCTTGCCTTCTTCAAAAAGTCGGCGAGCGGCAGCGGTTGCTGACCTTCAAGCACGCGAATCCGATTCTCGTGATCATAGAGAGCTTCTTCAGCTGGATGTGGTGGGGGTGGCGGCGGCTCGACATAGGAATCAGGCACCCCGCCATCAGCGAGCCACTTGTCGTACTCAGCACGATCACGATTGGCTGGATCGTCTGGAATGAGCGCCCCATCTACGGTGCGTATAACAGCATCGGTTGCAGTGAGCTGGTAGTCTGCCATCACAGCCTCGCGTCGACGTTGAGATTACCACCGCTGCCTTGATACACGCAGCCTGCTGTGCCGGACGCAAATGCTGATGCTAGAACGAACTCCATCTCCAACACTGTTGTTGTGTTGTAAGCGCCACCAATACTTGAAACGGTCGTGGCCACCTGACC